GTAATGTAATTAAATGTAGTTTAAATTTACAGAATAAAAAACACCGTCGTTAAACTGGCTGTCGCCAGTTTCAAAAGAAATATCTACTAAATATCCACAGGGATTATCATTATCTAAATCAACGTTGTCCGATCCAGAAACAGATACATATCCTTCAGGTGTTCCTTGAACACTTTCCCTTTCATAGAAAAAATTTACATCTATTCCTTTTACTGTAATTTTTAAAACATCAAATCCGCTGTCATTCGTTTCAATTAATCCATTATAGGAAAATGATAAATTACTAACTCCGCAAATTGCAAATTTAACTAATTGAGAAGTATTTACATTTGAACTTGTTGCAAATGTTATTGAATTTTCAGATATAATAGGATCATCTGGATCTCCAGTTACGGAATAATCAGTTCTAATCCCTTTGTTTAAAAGAACAGTTGGGCATCCTAAATCTTGAATAGGTGAAACTATAAATGCCATTTTAAATTACTGGTTTTACTAAAAATACTTTTTCAATAATATCACCGTCTTTGCAAACTTTAAATGTTTCTTGAACAAAACCATTGCCACCATTTATTGAGTTAGACGCTTCATCATGATTTGATGATTCATATAAAACAGAGGAAGTGCTTTCCGTTTGTGGGGCTACACTTTTTCCTTCAGGATTGCTTAAAGAACTCTGTGGATCATAGAAAGGATCTGGTAATAAAATATCTGCAGTTCTTGTTGTTAAATTATCCATTGTTTTATTATACACTCCAAGTTATTATTTCATAGTAAATAGTGCCATCAAGTGCTGTAAACAAGGGTCTAGAGTTTCTTTTAATTACTCCAGTTTCAAAATATGAATTTTTGTTAGTACTTCCATCTCCAATACAATAGGTTGTTCTGTTTGTTGTCACCGTATCAAATGTATGTGAATTGCCAGTTCCACTTAATACTGGAACTTTTGATGCGTCATATTCAACAGTTCCCACTGAAGTTGTTGTTGTTAAATAACAACCTGGATAACTTTGTATGCTTGCACCAGCACTAAAATTTTTGTTTTCACCAGTTACACTAACCGTTCCACCAGAACCATTATCATAAACCAAGGTAACGTTTGGTGATTTTTGTAATGAATAATTTGCACTTATTACGGAGCAAGATATTTGACCAAGATCAAATGCTAGTTGAGTAATACCGTCTGGGACCGTAGAAACTTTAATTTCAACATTAGCAATTATTTTTTTGCGTCTACGTGGAATTACTTTTGTAACAGCCAAAGATCCACTTGTTCCACCAGACGAAACATTTACTACTGTACACTCTACGGTCCCTGGAACATCAACCTCCATTACGTCTTTGTACTCTTGTTTAATTCCAATAACATTTCCTTGCAATGCTGTTTTAACCCATCTAATAAATCCATTGTCGTTTATTTGAGATGATTCAACAATAACACCAGGTGGCGTAATCTCAGTTCCAACTGATTCTACCGTAAGATAAGTGCATCCAGATAAGGATGATGGAGCTTGCCTTGAACTTGTCTTTATGCTTCCATCTGCTTTTACAAAAGTATATCTATTGGTTGGTATGCCCTCAAAATTGCTTACCTGTTTTCCTATTAATATTCCATTAATAGTTGTTTCTGGAACTTGATCAAAAGATTCAATAACTTCTGTTCTAATTTTTCCAGTTGTAGAATTACCGCTGTTTTGTTCACTTATAGAAGATGATAGGATCCCTGGTTTTAAAAATGTATATTGTTCTGTTGTCAGTCCCTGAAAATCGTTTATACGTGCATTAGCTACTACATATCCTTCTGGCGTAAAAGGCGGCTCACCAGGAAGAGGCACTGGGTTTATAATCCCAGGGGTGATATTGATTTCTCTCCCAATCCACTCTATTACAATAGACTTCTGTGACCCAACACGATCTTCAGTTTCCGACAATACTCCAGGTTCAATCCAAACCCTTTCCATTGTCCATTTGGCGTCTGTTTTTTCAACTTTTACACTTGCTAATCTACAAGGAATTCCACCATCTATTAATATATCTCCACCTATATTTTTACTATATGGTGCATTTGGAAGTGCAACCGAGAAGGTTGTAATTCTCTGTAATCCATTTAGATTGTAATCTAGGTTATTATCTTTTTCGAGTACAAATTGATCTGTAAGAGTTTCGTAAGTTAGCTTAACTCGCTTATCTCCAATTGAAGGAATATAAGCATACTCAGCTTCAACAAGACGCATATCTGGGTAAACAGAACCTGGGATTGCTTCCCAATCTTCGCTTACTCCAGAGCCAAAATCTGCATCCTGCAAAATTCCATATTCTGGAAGAATACTTGAAATATTGTCATAGTACCAATCTTCTTTAGCACCATTGTTTTCACATAGAAATGAAAGACTGTAGCGACCATTCTGTAGTTTATTAACTTCTGGTGATCCATTAATAACTTTTAGTCTGACTGTTCCTTGAGTACTCATATTATATTATAAAACGTAATTAACAGTAAGACCGCCGTATGTAGTTCCGTAGCCAGCTGCCCCAATCGGGACATCAATTGTTGTAGCCAATACATTAAGAAAAACATCACTACCAACAAGAGTTGGCGCAACTGTGTTTAGGCAGGAAATGGAGCTAAGGGCCGTGCAGTTTTTGAGTGCCTCAGCGCCAATAGTGGCAACACTTTCGGGTATAATAATAGATGCTAGTCCAGTGCAACCCAAAAATGTCTGTGCGTCAAGCAGGGTAAAGCTGGGATTATCTGGGAGGGTGACACTTGTTAGTGCTGTACAACCGTCAAAGACATAGGGTCCTAAGGTATTGACGCTATTTGGAATGACAATTTCGGTAAAACCAACATTGTTGCAGCCGCTAAATGCTCCATATAAAATTTGGGAAACGTTTTCACCAATAGTAACGCTGGTCAACCCAGTGCAACCTGCAAATGCGGAAGACTGAATATCAAGAACGCTGTCGGGGATGGTAATGCTCGTTAAGCCAGTGCAGTTAAGAAGTGAGCTATCTCCAATAATAGTTACACTATTTGGAATTGTAACATCAATAAGATTTGCGCAACTCTGCACACTATCAAAGCCAATCTCCGTGATCTTACTTCCGATGTAAAGTGATGTGAGGTTGGCATTTCCTTGATACCCCCCAGAGGCAATAGAAAGAACACCACTTAAATCTCTGGTCTGAGATACACCGCTTTGAAAGTCTGTGGTATATGGATATTCGACAGCAGTATTACCGCTTGCTGGAACCGACCACGTGTTGTCTCCGCGAAGAAAGCTGGTTGCGTCGGGTGTTCCACTCGCTGAAAGCATCGAGATGTCTACTGCACCTGTGGCAATTGTTAGCGCAGTATCCCCCGTAACGTCGCCTGTGTGAGTGGCGTTTGTGATCTTGGCTGAATTATCTACAACCGATGTATTATTACTCACCTCCACATCGAAGTCTGAAATAGTAGAAGCGGTCTGTGTGCCTGTGTGATTTGTTCTATTATAGACGTTTAATGCCAACCCTCCAGAGTCATAGACTGCGGCAGTCATGTCGCCGCCGCCGCCTCCAAGAGGTATTGCCCATTCGTTGTCACCACGTAAAAAAGTTGTGCCGTCTGCTGTTCCCGTCGTAAGATCATTGGGAATCTTAGCTGTGTTTATTGCAATTAAGGGTAGCAACTCTTGCTGAAGCTCATAAACAGATGCTTCATTGTTAATCTGAACTTCAAGTACACCTTGCTTGTTGTTCCCAGTACTAATTGAAACAACATGACCAATTTCAACTGAAATATCAGGCTGAACTGTAGTTATTCCACCAGCAACAGTGCTACTCAAGTAAACTACTTCGCCCAAGGAGAATGTATTGTCATCTAATTCTAAGCCACGCACCTTTCCTATTAACGTAACAAAACCACTAGCATTATCATCAATATCCTGAGTGATAACACCGATTGCTCTTCGTGCATTTGCCACCGTATCCGCCTGAGCTAGTTCAATACTTGGCTCTTGACCAGAAGTACCGCTAACCAAAACGACCTGACCATTGGTCATATTTACATTGGACTTATTTTTAGCATACAGCACTACCTCTTGACCAATCTGAATCACCACTTCATCAGCACCCGCGCCTGAACCAGTAGTTAGATTCAGCGTCTTTTCTGTATTATTCCAGGATAGCTCACCGCCATTTCCAGCCGCACCCGCATTAAAGTCAATTCCAGTTGCGGATGTATTGATAGTGCCAGTAAATGTTGGACTTGCAATTGGAGCCTTTAAATCAATGTTAGTTGCATTAGTAGCAATGTTAGTTGCATTAGTAGCAATGTTAGTTGCATTAGTAGCAATGTTAGTCGTGTTTGTTGATATTGCCGTGTCCTTGGCTGTTGTAAAACTTGCTGTTGTTGCGTCTAAAACTGCGTTGTAGGATTGAACGTCAACTCCAATTTCAAGATCAAGGTTTTGACTTGCAATAAGTTTATTGCTTATATCACTAAGATTATTAGATTTGCGAAGAAACAATTCAGACACGACAGGAAGCTGCTCACTTGTTCCATTATCTGCTTGGTAATTTTCAATTAGATCCCAAAGCTCAATGGTTGCTGTTCCAGTGGGGATTATGACGGACTCAGCCTTTGAGCCATCAATTGTAATCTCAAGTACACTTGTCTTGCCGCTATCGCCGTTGTTCCATACGTTAATCGAGAAGTCGCCGTTAGCATCCGTCTGAACCGAGTCTACGCTTTGTGCTACTGTTGCCGTTGCCCCAGAGTCTGTGCCGAGCTGAACTAGGCGAAAAGTGATCCATTTGTTGGCAAGGGCTGCGTTATTTACCCCGTTAATTGTACCTGTAATTGTAGTTGTAGACATTATTATTTAACTTGAGATGATCCGAAATAGAAGCCAACAATGGCTAAAGCTGTCTGGCGAATCTCTGGTAGTATCACAAAACCTTGGACAGTGGACCATTCTAGACGCTTGAATAGCCCTAGAAAGCCTTTGGATTCTGTTTGGATACTAACACCTATGTCGGTGAATGCGAAGACAAATGGGGCTATTACAATGGCAAAGATAACTGCCGCCGTAATTGCACGTCGCATATAGACACCACCACGGGCTGCTGCCTTATCTGCTGAGTCATCCGCTACAGTCTGACGAGCAATCATACGCTCAAAGAGACGAGCCTGATTGTCGGCCTGTGCCGCAATCATCTTCATTACGAAGCCGCTTACGCCCCCTCCTAGCATTGCTATCAGTTCTGGTGTCATATTAATCTTTATTTATGAGTTCCTTGATTACCTTGACTGCGGATGCAGTCATATAGACTAGAGTAGCAAGACCCACGACTAGTCCTAGAAGTTCGTTAATATGCCCCAGTTCGATAGTAGCAATAAAGCCCCCTGTGCCAATGGTTGACTTGTAAATAATGTCGTTCATCATACTTCTTCTTCTGGGGCAGGTGGTAGCAGTGCTAGGAATGCAGCTTTGTCCACGACTTCGCATTCTTCCAGTTTAGCTTGGTCAAGCATCTCCCACAGTTCGTGGTAGATACCGCCTACGCCGACCTCTGTGTAAAGGTCACAGCAAGCACCGTAGCGTCCGTCAATCAACAGCACTGGGCTGATATGATTGCTAGTAGTCAGGGTGTCCTGCTTTGCGATCATTGAGTCCCGCAGTTCTGCTGGAATCAGAAGATAGTTAAAGCTGTGTTCTTCAGCCGTAGGATTAGTAGCTAGGTATTCTGATGGAGTCATAATTAAATTGCTGCGATTTCTGTGATTAGGGTGTCTTGCAGACCTTCTAGTGTAGCAAGGTTAAGTGCAGGGCCAGCGTGGTAGGTTGCTAGTCGAGCGTCAGCAGATGGGGTTGCTCCAATCGAATATACGTAGAGGTCATTTGAACTTGGGGCAATAGATGTGATTGCTGCCGAATAACTAGTATTATTGCTGCGAACGTCGATTGTAGTGCTTGATGCCCTCGATGCTCCGTAGATTCCAGATGTAGGGACTGTTCCGAGTGTCGCTAATGATGACGAGTTAAGGGATTGCTGCGGAGTTGATCGCAATGATAGACTAGCACCTCCCGCATTTGTCATATAGAACTTGTTAGCCCCAGTTGCGGCTGTCGTGATATGAACGGATGCCGATGCGTCGTCTTGGAGTAGCGCAGTCCCAGCTACATTGGTAGCAATATATTTAGTAGAGCCATCACCCTTTAGACCAGTCAACTGATCCAGATCACCCACAACAAAGTTGTTGTTAGTAGGGACAGTCATTCCGTCACGTAGAGGAACAGTTACACCTTCAATACCTACACCCACGAAGGATGTGGCAGACTTCATATCGTCCCAGTAAGCTCCGCCGAGTGTTACTAGACTATCAATGTAGTTAGCTAGTGGCTGCTTGTAGTCAACGTAGGTGGTGTCACCTGCTGCGTCCAGGCGGCTAAAGTAGTTCAGTGCCTCTGGCGAGAACGGTGGAGCTGAGCCGAACGCAGTCGAGCGCAGCGAAAGGCCGATGCCGATGCCGATGCTTGGAGCGTGGCGAATCATCTAATAAAGCGCGATAAGAGATGTCGCGGTGGTCGCTGTCGCATTGACGCGCGCAGTCTGCACCGGTAGGATTGAGCCAGCCAGGACGGCAGTGAATACCACCGTGGTGCCAGATAGATCGACAATTGAAATGTCACCTCCGACACCGGCATAGATTGCCCGGCAAACGTTGAGCGGCAAGTCAGCTCCGTCATTTGGTGTGATTGCACGGCAAGCGCCGCTTGAGTGAGTAGATG